CTTTTTCAAGCGCATCAGCCAACTCCAGCGCTGTAGATTTTTTGTCAGTCATGCCATCCTCCCCTTAAAACATCCAGTGGTTGGCCATCGCCCACTTGCGGAACGCTTCACAGGCCACGACAACTTTCTGCTTGTCGGCATTTGCCATGACACTGCGGGCGAACAGCGCCTGATATTCCTTGGGTGTGCGCTCCATGTAGGTCACGAACGCCGTTGCCGTCTCTGGCTTGGTAGCGGTCACCAGATTGAACACCGTCACGCATTGCGCTACCGCATCGTTGGATGCAGGAACCGGGGCCGTATCAGGGGACGCCACGATAGCTTCGATAGATGTCAGCCGATCCTTGACCACAAAGAATGCCGAGATGTCACGTGCAAACGACTCACCACAAGTGCCAGCCAGCAGGGACAGGGTCAGCTCCGCGCCGAGATTAGTTCTCTGCTTGATCACATCCGAGGCAGCATGCAGTGAACGTGGGCACACGTAGGACTCAGCACCTTGGGTGGGGTGGAACGCATACGGATTGCTCCACTTGTCCTTGCCGTCGTAGTTGGCATAGCTCTCCAAGCAGTGCTGGTTCGACTTGACCCATGCCAGCAACTCAGGGGCAATGTCATTGTCCAGCGCCCAGTAGCCCCAGCTATCCTGATCGACCGAGCCATCGTGGTTAAAGCCAGCGTGTGGTTTCTTGATGTTGGCCAAGATTACCCGGCTACGTGCATGGGCAGCAACGAAGTCACCCACACCATCAGACGCAAGGTTGGTTGTGCCAAACACCATGGAACCATCAGGCAGGTGACGGCTACCGATACGGCGGTCATATATAAGAGTGAGCAGCACATTCATCACGGCCTTGTTGGCCTTGCCGATCTCATCCAGCATGACAATCAGGGGCACACCATCGGTGAAGTCGAAGTCCTCCAGCGGCACACGCTTGGCCACCTTGCCGCCAGCCTCGGTCACCTCAATGAAGGGGTAGAAGAAGTCACCCTGATCGAGCAGCAGTTGGCAGTCGATGTACACCGTCTTGTGGGTGGGGAACCGCTTACCCAGTGTGTGCAGGGTTGCCGACTTGCCGATGCCCGGCTCACCCCGTGCGATGATGGTGCGCTGTGAACCGATGGTTGCCACTGCATCGGCGAGTTGGTTCAGAGTGATGCTGGTAGATAAGTTTATACGTGCCATTTTGTTTCTCCAAGATTGAGTAGTTCAATTACTGTCAGACAGTAAGTTATTTTTTGGGTGGCCAGCCTGCTTTGTTCAGGTCAGCCACGAGGTTTGCTACAGCGGGCAACTGCTTGGTTTTCTCCACAACCTCAGGCAGGTACTTAGCAAATTCCGGCATTAAGTCATGCGCCTGCTTGACGGTATTGATGGAATGGATGGTCTGGGTCAGCTTGTTCTGCAACGCTTCACGCTCTGCTGCTTGGGTATCGCGGGCTGCTATCAATGCTTTCAGCACACCCAATGCCGGAGAGTCCGCCATCTTGTCCAGCTCCAGCGTGATGCTTACGCGACCGTAGTGCGTACCTACGTTGTTTGGCACGAACCACATACCGGTGTGGTCTACCTTTGCCCGGTAGATTGAGGCGTCCCCCCGGCTGACGTACTTGCGTGTCTCTGGGTTGTCATACAGTGCCTGCACTTCAGCCGGTGCCTGATACCGCAGAAAGTCTTGCAGTGCGGTCTTGATCTGCTCATCGTAGTTCTGTTTTGGTACGTCATGCATGACGGAACGGATGAATGCTTCGCGGTGCGAGTTGGTTAGCTTCATAATATTTCTCCAAGGTTTTGTTCAACTACAGACTATATTATATTGTATTACTTTGGCAGTGTCAAATGACGAGGGTTATGATGACGATGACCACCACACCCGCCCAGCAAAGCACGCTCACCCAATCATCCCCGTCCATCATTCACCTCCACAATGTTGAGTACAAACTGCTCGTATTTTTCCTTGTGTTCATCTGACTGAACACTGAACATCTCATTGGCCTCGGCCATGGCCGCATCCTCATCCACCGCATCAACGGTAAACTTCTTTGTGATCTTGGCCCTGATCACCACCTCGTACTTAGCCATCTCACACCCCAATAAAAAGAAAGAACAGTGCGCCCAGTGTTGTGCCAAGGATTGCGCCCAGCAGAGCAGCGGCCAGAGCCAGCCATTCCCTATCGTCAAGTTTCATCTCAGCCTCCTATCGCTTTGTTCACGTCATACCGTGGGTAGTTACGCACCATCGACCGCTGCGAAACTTTAGTGTTCCACCGCACATCCAGCCCACGCATGTACTGCGCGTCAATAAACTTGGCCATGTCGCAGTCTTCTTCAAGGTAAGCGTAGTCACCGAACAGGTAAGAGAATGGGCTGATCTCGTCCTCAATGCCAAGCTCAATCAACTCGGCAACCGGGACTTTGAGCCAGCCGTGACCACTGTCTGTGAAGAAAGTGTAGTAAGCATGTGTCGGTGTGGTGGGTGCGTAAGCAGCAGTCATGATGTCTTTCCTCTCAGCAAATGTTAGGTCATAGAAGTATTCAAGCGATCTTGTCCCGTTCATACTGCCCTCCGCGCAGTGACTCGCACCTGCTGCTGTACCGACTCACGCATGGCCAGCTCCAGAATCTCCGGTGGTGCAATGGCTTTCAGTACATCCGTGTCATACGTTGTGCGTTCCTGATCGACCACCACGGCACGGAACAGATTGCCCTCAAACACATTCTGTTTCTGGTCTTTCAGTGCCGTTTTGATCTTGCTTGCTTCCTTGGACAAGTCGCTGATCTGTGCCAGCAGTACGCCCAAGCGGTCAATTTGTGCTGCGTCGATGGTGGTGTTTGTCGTTTTCATGATGTTTTCTCCAAGGTAAGTTACTGTCCGACAGTATGTTTTAGGCTGCGAGTGATGCAGCGAATCTGTTTTTCAATGAGCCGTGCACAACAATCGTCACGCTGGCTTTTTTAGTATTGGTGCCACCAGAGCAGGCCATGCAGGTTGCACACGTGAGTCGTTTGTTGGCTTCAGCCGATGCCGGGCAGATCATTTCATGCGAGAACTCAGGCCCACTACCCAAACTGCGCACTCTGAATGTGCGCCATCCTAGCTTTTTGGCAACGACTGTTTCGGCTGCGGTGTCTGTACTTGCCATGCACCACTGCTTGACGTGATCAGCCTTACCCTTGCGCCATTGGTGTGTGTATCCAGTGTGGCCGGACGCATTTTCTAACAACAAATCCCACACATAAGCCGGAACCGCAGCTGGGTCGCCGTACGTGCCGAGTCTTACTTTTCTATCAACACATGCATCATGTGCAGCATCTAATAGATGCGGGTATATCCCACGCATCACACCATCCATCACTGACCGTGGGCCTTGACCTAGATTGACGTAGCACGACCCGCCGGTACCACGACGATGCTTGCAGTCACCGCACACTGATTCGTCGGCAAGTATTTTTGCACTCTCGACCGGGCTTTTGCCGTTGTCCGCCATGATGTAGGTTTGCACCATGTTGCCGGTCTTACTGTTTTTGGATTCTTTGGTGATTGCGACCACGACAATAGGTTTGCCGTCGAGCAAGGATGGGCCGCGATAGATGATGTAGCCGCTGGGTTTCTTAGCCATGATGTTTCTCCAAGGTAAGTTACTGTCTGACAGTAGGTTTAGGTTTGTGTGGCATTTCTTAGCCAACAGCCATATCTTACCATAAAGCTTTCTCTGTGTCAAGTATAAAGTTCCCGTGTGTTCTGTTTATTGTGTTACTATTCCTTCGTCGGATGTTCCGATATTCAACTACAGGAGGTTCTATGTTCAAGATATTGCAGCCAGAAGAATTGGCAGGTGCGCGTTCATGGGAACGAGCAAATACGAGCGTAGTAAAAAAGGCAATGCGGGAAACAATGCAGGCACTCGAAGTTGGCGAAGGGTTTACCGTGCCGTTCTCGGAGCACCAATACGTTTCTGTCCGAGCGAAGGTGCACTACCTTGCAAACGAAATGGAGGGTAAGAAATTCTCTACCAGACGGACGGAAGAGGGGACACAGGTTCGCCGCAGGGAATAAAATAGGTGCGTTCTATGATGTCAGAACAATAACTATGAGTGTTTATGCGGGTTTTGACGTTATTGTTCTGACATGGAACACGGGTAAAAACATGAGAAAAACGAGGAAACATGCGGGTTTTGGGTATAGTTTTGTCACATCGTTCTAAAAACGGACTTTTTGAGCTTGCCAAAGAAGGCGAACGAGCATAAATCCACAAAGAAAAAACTTGTTTGTACGTGTTGGGGAAAAAAGCAAAAAAGCCCGCTGTATATATTTTTTTATAGAACATAGAACACAGAGGGGGAAAACGCCTGAAAACCCGCATGGATGCTCACTTTTGCATTGTTCTATGCCATAGAACACAGCCCCACTTGACAGAACAATAACAATGTTCTGTTAGAACCGTGTTCTATAGAACAATACCACAAAACCTACTGTCTGACAGTAAGTTGTGCCCTGCCACTGCCAACACCAGTTCCCTCTCCCACTCGTCGCGCCCCCTCGCTCTCTTACTCTGGCCGCCTTGGGCTCATTGCATTCGCCTTGCCCGCCCACCCTCTTACTTACTGACACCAGTTCCCTGCCAAAAAGCAGGCAATAAAAAACCCCGCCGAAGCGGGGCTGGTGCTGCGTGGTGCGGATCACTCACTGCCGTCGAACTCATCAAGCGAATCGATGATCAGCGCGGCAAGCGGCGCATACTCTTCGGAGTCGCGCATTTTATTCATCAAGTCGCGCAATACTTGCGCCGCCTTTTTCGCAGAACCCTTGCGGGCAATAGTGCACTGATACGTAGTAGCGGTTTCAGTGGCTTCGACGTGCGTTGCTTTTTTAGTATCAGCGGTTTTTGCGCCGGTTTTCGCGGCGGTTTTCTTTTCCGTACGTTTTGCATTCTCGTCATAAGCTTTGCCCGATTCAACGGCAGCGCGAAACGCCGATAATGCATTTGCTTTTGTACTGGCCGCTACTTTGTCAGTAAAACGTGCCGCGATAAAAGCTTTCGCAAGCGGGCATTTGCGCTGATCGCCGATAGTGGCTTTTGCTTCGCGCAAAGCTTTCGCCGCCTGATTGAATATCTCGCGGGCATTTAGTTCAGTGCCTTTTGCCGCACCTGCTTCGGTAGCAAGCTTTACCTGTTCATCAATTGACAGCGTGATTACAGGCTTCGAAGGTTTTGCGGTTTCGCGTTTTACTTGTGACAAGGTTTTGACGATTGAATCAATTGCGTTTGCTTTGGTGGACTTTGCCATTTTGATATCTCCGGTTATCGCGGCGAATTTGCCGCAAACAAAGTATCTCAAATATATATCCGCACGTCAAGCTTTTTATTCGTCAACTTACTGTCCGACAGTAAGATATAGAATCTGGAACGATATAGATTCTGGAATGGCGCGACCCCACCTACCCCCGACCCCCCAGATATAGTTAGGAGTCCCCCGTCGCCCTACGTGCTGTGTTTTGCACATTACATCACCACTTCCTCAAACTCGCCCCTATACATATCAAAATAACAATACCCCCCACCCCCTTGCAATTTCCACAAGGGCATATATACTCCGCGCTATAGAAACACCCCCCTTGACTTTTTAAATGGGTCCCCTTAGGGGAGGGGGTGTACAAAATGCAGGAACAATATGCCACTTGTCATCACACCTGAAGTAGGGATACCGCTTCCGTTCGATGTGACACCTGAAGAGGTGGAGCAGTTCCGTGAACGCGCCGCTGCCGCTTGCGCAACCATCAAAGAACTTATTGACGCTGGGGCCGAGGTAGACCTGACCGATGCCGACAGCACAACAGCACACCAAGTCTTTGCCCACCAAGCACCGCTGAGAATCGGCAAGACTCCGCCCGGTGCTATTCTAAAACTTGAAGCCATGCTGTCGCATTACGACCATGAGTTTCTGGGTGCCAACAGGCGCATAGCCAATTACGTGACAAACCGTTTGCTGGAAGAGACAGAAGACGAAGACCCCAAGGTGCGCTTGAAAGCACTGGAACTTCTTGGTAAGCGTAAGGGCGTCAACCTCTTCAGTGAGCAGATGGAGATCACCGTCAAACAAAAACCCACGGAAGACTTGGAGACCGAGCTCACCTCGCTGTTGGAGAAGTACATGGGCCCAGCCGACGTGATTGAGAACGATGCTTCACAACCGTTGGTTGATCTGGAAGCAGAACTTGCAGCATTGGACGACCCGTTTGAGCCTGAGTCTGAAATTGATCCCGAGGGTGACCATGAGGATGACGACGGGAAATGACACCTAATATTCTCAGCCAGCTTGCGGCTAACCCCGCACTTATAAACTCCCTGCCAGAAGAAGTTCAGCGCAAGGCGGCGGAGCTACTGGAGGAGCTTCAGGAACGCAAGAAGACAGATCTGGCAAAGCGGGACTTCATGCAGTTCGTGCATAACGTCTGGCCGTCATTCATTAATGGAGCACACCATGTCAAGATGGCTAGGGCGTTTGAAAGAGTGGCTCGTGGGGAGTGCAAACGACTCATCATCAACATGCCACCACGGCACACGAAATCCGAATTTGCCTCCTACCTGCTGCCAGCATGGTTTCTGGGCAATTTTCCTCACAAAAAAGTAATTCAGACCTCACACACCGCCGAGCTTGCTGTCGGTTTTGGCCGAAAAGTACGTAATTTGGTGGACTCTGACGCCTATAAACGTGTGTTTTCCGGTGTTGCACTGCAATCAGACTCCAAAGCAGCGGGTCGATGGAACACATCAGCCGGTGGTGACTACTTCGCTATCGGTGTGGGTGGCGCGGTGACCGGTAAAGGCGCGGATATTCTGATCATTGACGACCCGCACAGTGAGCAAGAGGCCGCACTCGCTGAAGTGAACCCGGAAATCTACGACAAGACCTACGAGTGGTACACCTCAGGCCCTCGGCAGCGACTCCAGCCGGGTGGCGCAATCATCATAGTGATGACGCGGTGGTCCAAAAAGGACTTAACAGCCCAAGTATTAAAGGCTGCGGCACAACGTGACGGTGATGAGTGGGAAGTGATTGAGTTTCCTGCGATATTACCCAGTGGTAGCCCGCTGTGGCCCGAGTTTTGGTCACTCAAAGAACTCCAAACCCTTAAAAATGAACTGCCCAACCAGAAATGGATGGCGCAGTACATGCAAAACCCCACTTCTGACGCATCAGCTATCGTCAAACGCGAGTGGTGGAAGGAATGGGAAGAGGAAGACCCCCCGCAATGTGAATTTGTGCTGCAAAGTTGGGATACAGCGTTCGAGAAGCACAACCGGGCGGACTATTCCGCGTGTACCACGTGGGGTGTGTTCTATCACCCGGACGACTCTGGGGTAATGCAGGCCAATATCATCCTGTTGAACGCTATGCGGGCGCGGATGGAGTTTCCGCAGTTAAAGAAGAAGGCGTTGGAAGAGGCCCAAGAATGGGAACCCGACTCAATCATCATCGAGAAGAAAGCATCCGGGGCACCGCTCATCTATGAGATGCGCTCCATGGGTATTCCGGTACAGGAGTTCACGCCGAGCAAGGGTAACGACAAGATCAGTAGATTAAATGCGGTCTCTGATCTGTTCGCAAGTGGGCGGGTGTGGGTACCCGGCACACGGTGGGCTGAGGAGGTGGTGGATGAGGTTGCGTCATTCCCCGGCGGGGATCATGATGACTATGTGGACTCGGTGTCCATGGCTTTGATGCGCTTCAGAAAGGGTGGCTACATCAGAACAGTAAACGATGAGCCAGATGAGATCAGAGAATTTAAACGTAGAAAGTCTTACTACTGATGGACAACGTGGTGGAGTTTAAAAAGCCTGAGCCGGAAGAAACAAAGGGCTGGCTAAGTGGCACCGGCTACTGCATAGAGTGTAAGCATGAGTGGGCTGCGGCTGCTCCGGAAGGTGTACAGGTGTTTACTTGTCCAAGCTGTGGTACCGAGAAAGGTACGTGGATGGGAATTGTAGAGCCGCCCGGAGATCGTTGGGAATGCGCTTGCGGTGGGCAGTTATTCTTCGTGACAAAAACCGGGTTTGACTGCGCCCGATGTGGTACCGAACAAACTTACTAAGGAAACACCATGGCAATTGATAAAGCACTGAACCGCGCCCCGCTGGGTATGGACCCCATGATGATGGGTGACAACGAGCCCGCGTTGGAGATTGAGATCGAAGATCCGGAGGAAGTAACCATCGGTATGCCCGGTCTGGAGATTGAGATCGAGCCGGGTAATGACATTGAGGCCGAAGAGTTCAACGCCAACCTTGCGGAAGACATTCCTGAGGATATGTTGGCTGAGATTGCGGGCGACCTGATCAGTGAGTACGAGGAGGATGTGTCCTCACGCAAAGATTGGATGCAGACTTACGTGGACGGTCTTGAGCTACTGGGTATGAAGATTGAAGAGCGGTCTGAACCATGGGAGGGGGCTTGTGGCGTATACCATCCGTTGCTTTCCGAAGCTTTGGTCAAGTTCCAAAGCGAGACGATCATGGAAACTTTCCCGGCTGCTGGTCCAGTTAAAACGCAAATCATTGGCAAAGAGACTCCAGCGAAAAAGGAAGCGGCAGAACGCGTCCGTGACGATATGAACTACCAGCTCACCGACGTGATGGTGGAGTATCGCGGTGAGCATGAGCGCATGTTGTGGGGCTTGGGTCTGTCAGGTAATGCCTTCAAGAAGGTGTACTTCGACCCATCACTGAACCGTCAGGTGTCTATATTTGTCCCGGCGGAAGATGTGGTGGTGCCGTATGGCGCGTCTAATTTGGAGACCGCCGAGCGTGTCACACACGTGATGCGCAAAACCGAGAACGAGGTAAGGAAGCTGATGGTGGCGGGCTTCTATCGCGACGTTGACCTGCCGGAACCCAGCAATACACTGGACGATGTGGAGAAGAAGATCGCGGAGAAGATGGGCTTTCGCGCTACCACTGACGACAGATACAAGCTCCTTGAGATGCAGGTGAACCTGAACCTGCCGGGGTACGAGGACAAAGATGAGGATGGTGATGAGACAGGGATCGCACTGCCTTACATTGTCACCATTGATAAGTCTTCAAAGACTGTGCTGGCCATCCGTCGTAACTACCAGCCTGACGACGACATGAAACAAAAGCGTAGTCACTTTGTGCACTACGGATACATCCCCGGCTTTGGCTTCTATTGCTTCGGCCTGATCCATTTGATTGGCGCGTACGCTAAGTCGGGCACATCATTAATTCGTCAGTTGGTGGACGCAGGTACGCTGGCTAACTTGCCGGGTGGTCTGAAGTCAAAAGGTATGCGTACCAAAGGTGACGATACGCCTATCGCACCGGGTGAGTTCCGTGATGTGGATGTGGCCTCTGGCACCATACGCGACAACATTTTGCCGCTTCCATACAAAGAGCCAAGCCAAGTGTTGATGTCGTTGATGAACCAGATCGTGGACGAGGGCCGTCGCTTTGCTTCGGCTGCTGATCTGAAGGTCAGTGACATGTCTGCTCAGGCACCTGTCGGTACTACGCTGGCGATTCTTGAGCGCACACTGAAGATCATGTCGGCGGTTCAGGCCCGCATTCACAACGCAATGAAGCAGGAGTTCCGTCTCCTGAAGACAATCATTGCTGACTACACCCCGGAAGAGTACAGCTACGAGCCAGTAGAAGGCTCACGTCGTGCGAAGAAATCTGACTACGACAACGTTGAAGTTATTCCGGTCAGTGATCCAAACGCCGCGACCATGTCGCAGAAGGTGGTTCAGTACCAAGCAGTCATGCAGATGGCAGCAGCCAACCCACAGATTTATGATCAGGTGGAGTTGAACCGTCAGATGCTGGAGGTATTGGGTATCAAGAATATCGGCAAGCTAGTACCAAGCGCCGAAGATCAGAAGCCCAAA